AACAAAAAGTACATAAATCTAAAACGAAAAGTACATTTTTTGAACAAAACACAACCCCGTTAAAAACTATTTAAACGGGGTTTATTTATACTTTAAACATTAAGCGAAAACTTAGGTCGCTCACCCGCTAAAAGCTGCTGTGTAGCCTCTATATTGTTTTCATAGATATGCACGTTACCAAGTGTCAACGTTATTGACTTTAAAGGTAAATCAATTTTACGGCTTATCAAATACAAGTGATATATGTCCGCTGGTAAGCCAAGTGAAGCGTCAGAACTTCTTTGGTATGCACTAAGCACTAACTTACCCATATCAACTTGAAATTGTATAAGAGACAAGCAAGGTTGCTGATTACTTTCCGCATCCGTCGAACCTAAAAACAGCACGTAATTCTTACTTGGTCGTTTTTCCTTATTGATTTTCGCAATAAGTGGGGGTAACTTCTCAAAGTATGTTGGGTAAGAATTCACTAAAATAGAACCACAATAGTTCCACCATTCTACACCTATATCACGATAAGCTTCTGTTTGTCGTTCTCCACCCATAAATAGCTTTAATTCTCCTTTTAATTTGTTTCTTGGTACTTGATGTCCTTCAAGAATATTAAGTAAATCTAACGGCTTTAAGTGTAGCCGTTGGTTAAGTAGGTATTTAATACTGCCTTTCTTGTTTTTTTGGATCTTTCCGTTCCTTAAGATGCTATCTAGTGTCTTATGGTATTTATTCATTTTTATAAATCATTATATCGTTATACTTTGAGTTATAATTAACTCCATTTTGGCGTGTTGCTGTTGTTGCATATTTAAACGGATTTTCTGTTAAAGTTGTAGTTTCAAACCAATCCATAAGCTCTACAATACTCGATTTATCACTGGTAAAATAGAAGTACTTTTTACCATCAAGCATGCTAAGAATTTCTAAATAATCTCGAAGTCGCCAATATTTATTGCCGTAGCTAGATGTATCTGTGCTTAGATAAGGAGGATCTAGCACGAATATAACGTTAGGATAATCTTTATAAAAAGAATATAAAGCCTTAAAATCTTGATGAACTACCTCTAATCCGTTTAAATATTCATTTGCTTCTGTTATATCAGATTTCCGTACACGCTGATACATGGTTTGTTTCTCCAGCTCCTCAAAACTACCTACATATTTCCCACTAAAAAGTAAAGAAGAAGATAAAGTAACATAATCTACATACCCAAAATCGTTTTCATGTGTTTTTACAACTTTTAAAATCGCTGTCTTAACTTGATTACTAATCTTAGTTTTCGATTCAATATGCGTTACTAATTGGCGTAATTCAGCTAATAATACATTTGTTTCTGGAATAGCTTTTAGCCGTTTACTAAAGTTATCGTAATCATTATAAATTACTCTAGCTTCTGGATAAACGTTTTTTGTCACTCTACTTAACAAGCCACTACCTCCAAATAAATCTACATAAATAGCATCTGAAGGAAAAGCTTTTAAAGCTTCAGCATACTGGTTTACAAAATTTCTCTTTTGCCCCTGAAATGGTAACGGAGCCGTTTTTACAATTTTCTTTTTCATAGCAATTTTAATTATTTATATATTTGCGCCTCTGACCACTTAACGAAAAACCCGAAAACCCTAAGAAGACTTTGTGTCCTCCGTAGGGCTTTCGGGTTCGTATTTAAAAAGTGGTCAGAGATTTTTTAAAGCGGAGGGCATTTTTTATCCTTACCTCCATTGGATTTAAACAGTATTTAAACGCTATTTTCTTTACGTTTAAACACTCCCAACCTCCATAAAAAGAAGAGAATTACAGCAATGGCTACCAAGCTTATTCCTGCTGTTAAATAAAAGCCTGGTTGAAAGCCTGTAACCTCTACATCAGTTTGCTTAGTTTTCCTCTTAACTTCTTTGTTTTCGGTAGTTTTAGCTTCTTTTTTTAGTTGTTTTTTTTCGTCTTTTTTGGTGTTTTTTGTTTGGTTAAATGATTGCTTTTTTGTATCTTTATTGCGTAGAAGCGCGCCACCTGTTAGGCTTATTTCTTCTACAACTTTCCCGTTTTTTACGTGCTTATATTCTAACGGTTGTACAACTCCGTTAGTGTCTGTTATGGTTTCCAGTTGAAACTTGGTGCTTTCTAACAAGCTTTGTGTTTTCAACTTTTCAAGCATAGTAAGATTAACTAGCGTTAAGCTATCTAGCTTCTGTATAGCTTCTAACTGATTTACCTCTTTTTCTTTGGTAGCATCTATTTTTTTAGACTTACATGCAACCAAAAATATCATCGTAATTATTACATAAAATCTTACCATCTTGCTGCTATTTTGCGTATATCGTAGTGCGTGAAAGTGGCGTAACTTCCTACGCCTCCGTTTTGTATTTTCTTTTCTGAAATCAATTTAAAAATCACTTTCCTAAGTTCTGACGGGCTTAATGAGCAAACAATATCTGCGGCCATTCCTAATACGTGCTTACTTTTGCCTGATCTCCCTTGGAGATATTCCCACCATTCAGGACGAAAAGCGATGTTGATGATTAAAGGAACACCTATTTCATCACGTATTATCTGTAGATTTTCAGCTAACTTTTGAATGTTTTTTAAAACAACAGGCGTTACCGAGGCGATCACTTTTTTTTGCTGACGCTCGTTATAAAATTTTGAAACTAAAAACTCACGTAGCGTAAAATCTTTCGTCAACTGTTGATTTATATCAATCATCATCCCACATAAGTTATATAAGCAAGTGTATAATACGGCGGTCGGTTCTCATGCGGTTGATCGCCACCTTTGTTGTTAGTTGTTACTGTATGTGAGTGATTTCCTGCACTGCTTGTTTGTTTTGTTCTGTACTCAGACTTCGCCCAGGTACCATCTATTCCTTCGCCGTTAACCGTGGTGTATTGTGAATAGTTATGGGTATGCGCACCTGTCGAGTTGGTTGTGCCTGGGTGATTGTGCTGCGGCATTTCGGCTACGGTAAGCTTATGTCTTTTCGATCCGCCTGTTTTCCCAATTTGGTTGTAATCTGCATCGGAACTCAAGCCAACTATAAAACGCCCACTCAAATCAGGAGTACCGTTTGTCCCGTCGCAAAGCTGCCAACCTTCTGGCATTTCTGTTGGACTTCCATAAAAAGGAAACACCGCTTTTTGTGGTGGTATTCTTTTACTAAGTTCTGCTAAATTCTTTAGACGTTTTAAATCGTCAAACGCAACAATACTTTCCGATTCAAAATCAGTGAATTCCAAACGACGCTCAAAATAGGTGTCTATTAGATCACCTTCACCATCGCCGTTTTCATCTTTTAAATATTGCGTTTGCTCAACGTTTTCTACAATTTTCAGATACGGCTTTTTGACACCGCCAGCACATGGCAACACTTCGCCATTAATTACTGCGAGTCCCGGCGTTACATTGTTAAGAAATTCGGCCATTCCTGATACGATGCCATCACCTGCAATATTAGCGGTAACATTGCCAAGCTGATAAATCATATCTCGCAAAAATCGCCATGTTTTCGAGGTTCCAGGAAAGCCTCCGCCTTGTACTTCTATTCTATTCATGAGTTAAGTTTTATTTAAAGGTTATATTGTAAGTCTTATCGGGTAATCGGTAAAAATCGACGTATGCCTTGAGACGTATAATTTGTGAGCTTCCTTCCGTGTATATGTTCTGAAATTCCAACGGCAAAACCACCACAAAATCCACATCTAGTTGCTCCAGTTCTTCTGGATTGTAGAAATGCACCGGCTTGTTTTCTTCGGGGTTATAAAAGTGAACCGGCGCATTTTCTTCAGGGTTATAGAAGTATATCGGACTTAAATAAATTCCATCGGTAATATAGATACGTCGTTCTTGAGGGTCAAAATAATCGTTAAGCACATTTTCTAACGAGAAAACTTGCGGAGTATGATCTAACTTATAGTTGGTTTCTTTTCTATAATTTAAAAATCGTATATGTAAATTTTGGCTTGGTTTGAGCAAGGCAAATAACCACGCATACCACTTGGGTTGCCTAAGTAAAGTAGGTAACTCGTGTAAAATTAGGTAGCTAAAATTAAGTTGATATGTTTTGTTACTTATTGCCATTAGAGTTGTACTGTTTTGGGAATAAATTCTATCTGTAAATCATTCTCGTCAATACGCATATAACCACTATTCGCCACGTAGCTACTTTCAATAGCTTGCCAGCTTGGAGGCTGTAAATAATTAGCTTCTGCGGAATCAATGTATACCTCTCTATCGGCGCAACCTTCTACGTTCTGGAGCAAATCAACAAGCACGGCCATATTAAACTCCCCGTTAAATTTCAGCTCCTTCAAATAGGCATTAATTACATTTTGTACAGGCGTGTTGTTTGTTCCGTCGATTCTTGCCCCGTTTTCGTCAAGAATTAACGGATTGTAATAAAACCTAAGCTGCATCCGCAAATCATCAGGTTGAGCGGTGAAAATGATAATTTTCGTACCTGCTGGTTTAATCTCGGCAAAATATTGCTCGAGGGCTTCGAGCTCATCGCTTTCCAATGGTGCCAAGTCTCCGTTATTTTCTTTGGCCACCTTAATAAATAGGTGTTTGCGGTTGTTTAACTCCAATTCGATAACCGCAGCTCGAGCAACTATTTGCATCTCTGCAATTTGTTCATCGGTATATACGTCTGCTTCGTATTCGCCATTTTCGTTAAGTCCTTGACCGTATCGAAAAAGTAACGCCTGATTACGGAACCAAAGCAATGTATAGCGTTTTTGCTCGCGTATCTTTTGGTCAGTTTCCTGCGTATAGGTTTCGAAGTATTGATATTGAAGCCATACCACGAAAGCAATTACATACGCCCAAAGGTTATAGATAGCTACATTACTCGTGCTATCTATACCTTGCAAGGCTTCTTGGTTTGCTTTTTCGGCGAGTATTTGTTGTTTTATATCTTGCACTGTCATAGACTTATTTTTTCAAGAAATTGTATTTTACGCTGTGCCTTTTCAATGCCAGAATACATGGCTTTTCGGCAATGTTGCCTGTCTAAAAAATCAAGGAATTTAACAAGTGTTTTTCCGAATTTTGACAAGCTATTAAGCCTGTAATTCCAACCTAGAACTTCGCTTATGGTTTCGTCTTTGTCTCCAAATTTGTAGCTCTCTTTTTCTTGTGCTATACAAAGCCAATTGAGAAATCCGCTAAAGGCGGCGTTACCTAACTGATCAAAGCTTGCGGCGATTTCAACAAAGTAAGTAGCCATACCAGCAAACACATCAACGGCTTTTCGGTTTGGATTGGTGATGCTAACACCAATCTTCCAAAGCAAAGCCAAAGGCGTTATCACTACAAAAAGAAAAAGCGCCAAGACAATTAATAATATGCCTCCTATGGTCTTAAAAATCATCATAAGTCGAACCTTCCATTAGCATCATCAAGAGCGATATAATTCTCGAAAGCCGCTGTTAAACTTAAATTTTGCTCCAACACTAAACTGTAGAAATATTCGTAAGCAGGCATTGTTAAGTAACGCTCATACTCATTGATAACATTACCTTCTGAGTCTGTTTCTTCTACAAAATCAGGGTTTAATACTGGCTGCAAGTTTTCATCACGCACAGCAACATGATAGCTGTTATCTATGCGCCAATCGGGTACTTTTTTTGAAAAATTACCAGATACATCTACTCCGTTTTTCAGATATTGAAGCCTATAAAAGAAGTCGATATACGAAGCATCTGAATTTACATTAAGTCCCGCCAAATGCAGCGTTCGTTCTACATCGGTAAAAACCTTATGGTTGCTTATTTTTTTTGAAATAATTGTTTTCATGTTATTTCTTTTATAATTCTTTAATATTTATGGTTCGCTTATCTATTAATGCTATCTGTCGCGTGCCTGGAGGTTTTTCAGTAACAACACATGTATATACTAATCGAAATTCTAACTCTAAATCGTTTCTTGATGTCGCAAAACCAGGAGAGGTAATATATTTTGTTGCTACTGTAATGTCAGATAGAGTATTATAACTTTGCGGAAAAGCTTTAAACCTTATATGCCTACTATTACCTACTGGAATATAAAGCATCTCTATATCAAAACTTAAAATTTCTAGCTTAGGTACTCTGATTTCCAAATCATCATTAAATCCAATTGTACTTAATGTCTTCCAACCAAAAGCTGCTACATCAGATTTTACTTGTAAACTTATTTCTCTCGAATTAACATAATCATTATATATTTTATCTGTACTAAATGTAAATTTAGCCGAGACAGAGGAAGTTGTCTTAAATGGCATCCCCTTATAAAAAGAATATGACATTGGACTTGTAATAATATCCCCTGCTTCATTAGTAGTCCTTACATAAACATTTAAAGCACCATTATAATTAGTTTCTTTATGTATATATCTTTTTAGTATTGGATATCTAACTCCGTTATGAACTATGTATATATTATCTTCATCATGTTCTATAGCTCCGTTAACAGGCGTGGTCGTCAATTCTCCTTCTGGTATTAATAATGGTGGAGCTTCTGGTGTACCGAGCTTTGTGGCGTTACCAGAAGTTGTAACTTTTTCTAAATTAGGAATATTAGGGTTGTCCAGTTTCTGCTTATATTCATCCGTGAAATCGTTACTACTAAGGTCGCGGCCTTCTTCTTTTAGTACACGGTCGTTAAGTGCCTCTTGCAAGCCATTTACCTCGTTTATTTGGTGTTGCTCCGGGTGTACATAGTTTTGTAAACCTTCGAGTTTTTGTAGCAGCTCATCCGTGAAATCGTTCGCACTTAAATCCTTTCCTGGTGTTTTTGCAACCTTACTGTTAAGAGCCTCTTGCAAGCCGTTAACAAAGCTTATTTCTACGCTTTGTAATTCTTGCGGTTTGGGTATCGATACATTTTTTCCGCTTGTAAAATCTAAACGAATAGCCTCATCGGTTTCGGTTATTTTTTTGAGTACATCACCTTGCGAGTAATGCCAAAAGCTATCCAGTAAGTTGTAATACTTATTTCGGATTGCTTCATCATCGCAAGTAAAATAGCCTTGTAATATGTCTATGCTTTGTTTCATATTATGCAAAATATTGGCAGAGATTGCAGGCATTATTATTGCCGTTGTTATTCTCTATTATTTTTTTGTCCGCATCGCTTAATGCGGTTGCTGGTTTTATATTATTTGCTCTATAATAGCTTACTATTTCTGTATTTGCTTCTGCAAATTCTGGTACTTTCAATACGCTTCCCGGTTCAAGTTCATCGGTAACCGATAAGCCGTTGGCCAGTGCCAGAACCAAAACACCTTCTTGCGTTCCATACACTTGTATGGAAAGGTCGAAAAGCGACTGGTGTTTTATGACGGTTACGGTGCTCATGGGTGTTTTTGCTTGTAATTATCAAATGCTTTTTTCAAGTCGCGATACTTATTTTTCCACAACTCTACATTTCGCCGTAATAAGTCTATTTCACGGTGCAACTCCTCAAATTTTTCGTCATAGCGTGTTTTCAAGTCGTTTAGGGTTTCTTGATACAAGTCAACAATTTTTTGGCTTCCATCAGCTTTTACGCTTTGAAGCTCGGCTTTCATACGCTCAAGTTCAGCGTGTTTTTGTTTGCGCTGAAAAAACCATGTACAAACACCAGCTATTACTGCTGTGGCTAATTCGCCAAGGTATTTTGTTAAGAATTCTTGTACCATATTATTGTATTGTTGTGGTTACACTTGCCCCGTCTGAACTTACACCAGTAGTCTGACGGCCGATTACAAAACTTGATATTGCGGAGGCTAACTTTTGAGCTATTCGCTTACGAGCTTGTTCCGGATTAATGTTTGGGTTATTTGATTCGGCATCATAAGCCTCTTCGATTGCATCTTGTAATTGTTGTTGTGTAAATGGCATTTCAGTTATTTTAAAATCTTATTTAAACGAAGTTTAATTTCTTCTACAGCAGCAACGTTGATAGTTGTGCCGTTTACTACTAAAATTTTGTTTACTTCATCAATAAAATCATTTAACACTTTTTTTAAATTTTCACCTTTCCGGTTAATTTTATACCCCTCATTATCTACTTCAAATTCTGTTTGATTAATAATGCCTTTTATTTTTTCAGCTTCATCTATATTGCTAATAACTAAGGTGTTTTCATCATTACCTATCATACTTACAAGCACGTTAGAACCAACTTTTGGGTAAATAACCAATTTGTTAGCTAATTCTTTTACCGAAGCTTTTAGCCTTACTTTTGTGTAAGGGAAGTCGGTAATATCTTTCACATCTACTGTATCATCATCATTTACTTTTGTTATAATAGCGGCAAATGTTTGCTTCGGTTTTTTTCTTTGTGCTTGTAGGGCTACTTTTAATTCGCTATCTAAACTCATAGTTTGTTACCTAATTCCACTTTACGTCTACCACCGTTTACACTCATTGTTATTACTACTTTTGGCACAAAATAATTACCCGTTCGGTTGGTGTAATTTTTGTCGCGTATTTCTACATTCATACCTCGAGTTACAAAAGGGGCATAAAACCCGGTAATCGTTCCTTCATAACCAGTATATTTAATGTTGCTTAGTTCGGCTTCGCCAATTTTTTTGAGTACGGAAGGGTCTGAAATATTATACCGATAGATGGTTCTTTGTTCTCCATCTGAATCGCCTACTAGAACTTCTATTTTAGAATTATCCTTTTGGACTCCTACGACCTTAAGATTTATTCTTACATCTTCGGCACGTCTAAATTTTAGATCGTGAGAAACTACATTTTGATATAAATCATAAACCACCGTTTCTCCTATATTTTTTACTTGGCGTAAACCCGCATAAAGTTTTCCAGCATCGTCAATAAAAGTGTAAAGCCCGTATTCGTCTTTAATTTTCTCTAAAGCTTTTGCACCGTTAACATCTTTGAGAATGAATTTGTCAAACCCAACTTCAGGAATATTACTAGCAAGCTGAACACCTGTTCCGGCAACTACATACTCGAGAACTTGCTTTAAGGTGGTTTTTCCGAAATTTCTAGTGATGCTTTTTTGCCTAATCTTATAAATGGCATCTTCACAAACTATAGTGATGGTTGGCATATTAGGCTTAATCCAACGCACAAAACCTTCAAACTCTACCTTTTCTAAAACACCTTTATAAGCTAATGTGATTATAACTGGATCACCAGCTTTTATTTCTTCTTCTAATTGTCTTTTCTGGTAACCACTTTCGGTATTACCAAATAAAGCACTCATCGGCAATTGTATTTCTGCCGTGTCGCTTAACAAGTCTACAGATTTTGTTATTTCAACCTTATGAACTCGGTCAAAAACGATATTTTTAATTTTTATTTTAGCTGCCAGAATAAACATTATAAACGTGTTATTTTGTTACTACTTACTGTTGCATAAAAATCATCGTCAGACACTGCGTTGATGTAAAAACTTTGCGAGTATGGTTTTCCTTGCATATTCCCAAAACCATAATCTTTAATTACTAATTTGTATATCCCAAATAAATCGGTAATATCATTATCAACCTCGAGAGCCTCATTTCTTTCACATAAGTCGATAACCGCCTTTACTTGTTCTTCTGGGTAATTCTTTTGCCCAGGAATAATACAAACACCTTCAATCTTTATTTGGTAGTCACCCGAAGAAATAAATTCTTTTACCGTGCCGCGCTTCTCGCTAGAAACTAAAACCGTTTCTTGAATTATTTTTCTTGTATTTATAGTTACCAAAGGCTCATTAGGTAATTTCTTACCAGCAATAGAGAAATCCATAAACATAGGCCTGCCCAAAGAATCTTTAGCAAAAACAGCTTTACCTATATTAGATTCAGGTATAGGTGTTCTATTTCGTAAGTCTGGATAAGCTTCACTTACATAACCATGACTTTGTAAAATGAGATTCTTTATATTAAATTCATTAGCCATTATACAGGTGTTGTTTGTAATTGATTAATACTATTAAGTACTCTTAGAAGCATTCGTTTTAACTCATCTTCTGATAAGCTCATCCCTTGACTTACATTTTGGGATTGTATTGTGAAAGTTTCTACAAGTTTTCCAAAGGTTACATTAATGTTGGTTTGCTTGGAACCACCCCCCGTGATCGTATCAATACCTTTACTTAAACCTTTCGGCATATCTGTAGAAGCTCCCTTAATAGATTGTTCGGTAGAAGCATTTACGGTTTTACCTTTACCAGTTAGCATATCTAAAATGCCACCAGACTTTTTTTCTTTATTAGCTTCAACTTCTGCTACGCCTTGGCTATAAGCTTGCCCTGCTTTTTTACCAACACCTTTCATTTTATTAAAAAACTTTGCTCCAGAATTTGCACCCATTAAATTTGCTGTAGCACTTTTTCCTGTTTCCCAAGCTGCCTTCCAATCACCTTTAAAAAACTGCATTAAAGCTTTACCTAAACCTGTTATGCCTTTTAAAATATCTTTTATACGATCAACCACTAGCTCTTTTATGGCCACACCAAAACCTTTCATATACTCCCATGCAGCTAAAATTGCACCTCTAAACCATCCTATTTTTTGATAAGCATAAACAACACCAGCAACTAATGCCGCTAAAGCCGCAATTACGAGACCTATTGGATTAGCCGTTAAAGCTGCATTCCATAACCATTGCGAAGTGGTGGCAACTTTTGTCCAAAGTACATAAGCACGGAATTGAATATTAAATGCTAAAAAGCTAATTTTACTTATAATGAAGTTGGCATTTAAGGCCAATAACGCCACGCCTAGTAAACCAAAAACCAAAGCATTATCTGAAACTATAGAATAGAGACTATTAAACCATTGCCCTACTTGTGGTAGCACTTCAATTAAAGCAATACCCCAATCGACCAAAGGCATTAAGTTTGGCAATATCTTCTCGCCTAGCTTTGTTGCTCCAAGTTGAAGTTTGCCCATAAAAGTAGACCACTTACCGCCAAAGCTTTTCGATTGCTTTTCCATTAAGTTAAAAAACTGCCCGCCTTTACCAGTCATATTAGTAAAAGCTCGTTCTATAAACGGAAAGGTAATTTTACCTTCACTAGCTAACTTTTTAATTTGATCTGGAGCAACACCCATTACTTTTGCGAGTTCGGTAAAAATTGGAATACCACGCCCAGCTAATTGGTTTAGGTCTTCGCTGTAAACCGTGTTTTGAACTTTAATTTTACCATAGATCTCTGAAAGCTCGTTAAAAGGAATTTTAAGACCTGCCGAAATATCACCTACTTTTCTTAGTGTTGGTATTAACTTTTCATTGCTTACACCAAATGCCAGTAAGTTTCTACCGGCTTGAATAACTTCTTTATTATTAAATGGGGTGGCGTTAGAAAACTTATTAAGGCCTTGTATTGTTTTGGTCGCTTTTTCGGCACTCCCTAGCATAGTTTCAAAAGAAATACGGGTTTGCTCCATATCTGAGCCAAGCTTGATAATAGAACCTACACCTCGTACTGCTTCAAAAATCCCGAAACCTATACCTAACTTAGTCAAGACACCGTTAAGCCCAGAAAAAGTACTTTTCATAGCACTTGCTTGAGCATCGGTTCTTCTCATTCCACGTCTAAACTTATCTTGCTTTTCTTCAATCTGCGTAAAGGTAGATTTACCCCGACCAGCTATTTTATTTAGCTTGGAGCTCATCATATCTTTAGCTAGAAATGTATAAGTATAAGTAGACACGAGGTTTTATTTTTAATAATAGAAATTTACTTCTTTACCTTCTTTTTTACGTATATCTTGCAATTGGGCAAATTTCTCGCCCCATTGCTCATCATTAAGCTTTGAGGGGTCAATGTGCAAGTAGTACTCGAGCATAGTATCAACATAACCAATAAAATTGGCTGAAGGTTCACCGCTACTATGCTCTAATACTTTTTTATGTTTACCGTAGTGGTCTCTATTAAAGCATCTATTTGCGTTGTTATGTCGAGAAAATAACGATCGTTTGTTTTAAGCTCTTCATCACCTTCAAGCCATCCGCTTTCAAGTACATTTTCAGCTAGACCTAGTGGATCGTTTTGACTTACGCTCATCGCATATTTTAACTGGTCACGGCTTGGTTTTTTAACGAAAGCGATTTTACCTTCACTTTCTAAAACCCAAATTTCTTTTAAGTTGTGCTTTTTCTTAAGAGATAATGCTTTTTCTTTAATTTGCTCTTGTGTTAATTCTTTATTCATAAATAACTTGTTATCTGGTTTTTCTACCTAAAAACATTATTGGTAGCGTTATTTCTTGAAACTTGTCGTTTTGGTTAATTTCTCTAGGGTCTTCGGTGAACTCTACATTTTCTAAAGTATGAGTAATAACTCCTGTACCATTTTTAGGTACGTAAGAAACACTTACAGAAAATGGCTCTAAATCTGTTAAATCTTCGTCTGGTTGTAATTGCGCCGCCATCGCTTCAACTTCAGACTGAAGCAATACTAATTGTCCTTCATAAGCTTTATTGCCTGATTGAATGCTGTGCGGATTCTCACCTCGAGCATGTAAATATTCTTTTTCCTTGGTTACTTTATAAGATACTCCTCGAGCTTTGGTTATAGATCGGCCTAACATTGCTATTTCAACATTAGACCATGCAAATTCTTTTGTGTTAAATGCCATTGTAACGCTTTTTAATTACTGGTTAAACTTGTTGTAAAGCCTAAGTCTATACTAATGTATTTAGAGTAGCCTACTGGGAGAATATCTAAGGTGACTTTAAACTCATTAGTTCCTAAAATATCTTGAGAAGGGTCAATGCTTGCGCGTACACCGCTAATTTCGCCCTCAACGGTCATTTGTTGATTAATGGCTGCTTCTATATCTGAACGCCAGTTGCCTATTAAAGCTGGTGAAATTTGACCGTTTTCAGCTAGTGGAATTTCATCAAGAATATTTTCGGTATAAACTGAAAGTGCAATAAGTGTAGCCTTATCTATAACCGCAACTCTTTTTAAGCTGCTTAAATCATCGCTATCACTGGTTAGGGTAGGATCATCTGTAAAGAAATACCCTGCTTTACCAGGAATAGTTCTTAAAAATATATAGCCTTTGTTGTGTATCGCTTCCCATGCATCTTCTAAAGTCTCAATGGCTTCACCATTGTTTAAGTAAGCAGCCACTATACCTAAATCGCCATCACGTACACGACCAATACTTCTTTGAACGGGGTTAGCTGCAATTTTACCCAAAATCATACCTACCGCAGCATTTTTCCCAGCGCTTGCATTACCTAATAAAATGGCAACTCGATTACTGGAAGCTTTTTTATAATCTTTGAGATCGGCTACCGTTCCCGTAAAGTCTTTGCCGTCTATAATTACTCGCAACGGCTTATATTTGTTTGCGTGTGCGTTAGCCAATTCTTGCGCTTTAGTAACGGCTAAGTCTACATCTTCATCTAAACCATTGCCAGTAGTAATACCCGTGTTAGATTTTTGAGAAACTACTAAAGTTCTAATACGACCACTAGCTGCATTTAATAATGTAGGCGCATAACTACCTGTAGTGTCTAATTGCTCACTCATCTTAATAGATGCAGTGGTAAGCATTAGCCAAAGTTCTGCCCCTTTTCCTGCTTTGGCATAAAATTCTTTAATAGCATTGTAAGCAAAAGAATTGGTGCCATCTTTGGTAATACCTATTGCCTCTGCGCTTTCAAGACTAAAAATTTGATTAGCAGTTCCTACAGTGATATTATTAGTTCCGGCAACCGTGCTACCTGTAATAATCATCCCAGCAATAGTATCTTCTGTTTGATTAGTTTGCCCTAATCTATCGTTATTTATGTTAATGGTAACTTTAGGAAGTCCTGACATACAATTGTTTTTTAATAGTTTTTGATATTACTAGCTAAGATTACTTAGCTAGTAATTAATTAAGCTACGACGTCTTCAACTAAGTTGATAACGCCTTTACCGTCTTTTCTTGCCGCAGTACCTCCAGCTCTCACTAAAGCAGACATTTTAGAACCGTAAAGCTCGGCATCGTCTACATTTAAAAAGATTTTTGTACCGCCTTCAGCACGTCTTACATAATTTTTATGCCAGAAAATTGCACCAGCACAATCTGTAGCTGCTGTGGTTGTTTCTCCGTAAGGTCTTATAGTGCCACCTTGCGTAAACACGTTAACTTTACTTCTTACGAAAAAGTCAATACCCATAAAGTGGCCTACAGAACCATCTACCAAAGGCTTAACTTTGTTATAGTCTGAACTTTTCACCTCTGGAATTTGCAACATATCTTCTTGCATTGCTGGGGTAATTACAGCATAGCGATTACCAATAGGAATATCTTGTTCTGCCCATACGGTTGTTACTTTTTGAATATCAGCAAGCACCAATCTTTTTCGATTTCCTGTTGCCCCAGAAACGCCGCTAACAACTCTACCTGTTCCAGTAGTTCTAATTTTCTTAACACCTGAAGAACCTCCCCAAGCCGATGCCATAAAGTTGGCTACAGCTGTATTTAATGCGTTTACATGTTCCTCTAAAATAGAAGCACGCTTATCGTAGCTTACTAATAAGGCCTCTGAGTATTGTAACCAAGTTGGATCACTTGAAAACTCGTGCATTTTATATTCGCTAGGGCTGTCGGCACGTTTTGTAGCGTTCCCTTTTTCGGTTCTGTCTATCTTCACATTAGGGATCGTACCTACGTGTGGAAGCTGTACAGAATCGGCATCTACAAACGCCGAATCGTTTTTTGATTGCTTATAGAACTCATTCGCAGGGAATAAGTTTTTGCTCAAATCTGAGCTAAATTTTCTTTTTAATAATTCTGCTGCCATTGCTTATGGTTTATAAAGATTCGTCAAATAGTTTTTGGAATTGCTCTGGGTTCTCGCTTTTCATTGCAAGTAATTGCTCAGGAGCGTTGAGTTCATACCAAGCCCAATCCTTTTTAGCATTGGTTTCTTTACCGCCTTCACCTTGTTTAATATCATCAAGGAAATCACCTAGTTTATCTTTTGGTGAAGCTTGCGTTTTACCCATAAGGTCTTCTAATACAGCTTTTGCTCCCGAATGATCTGCCTTGAATAATTGGATGTATGTTTCTTTTTTTTCGGGTTTGATAGCCTTAGCTTGAATAGCATCATCTACAAGCTTTACCGCTTCGGCTTCTCTTTTTTCCTGATTAAGCTTTACCAAAGCTTCGTATTTGGTTTTGTAATCCGTTTGGGTTTTGTTCTCTTGTAATAAAAGAGCTACGCGATCTGTTATTGATTCATTGCTGCTTAAATTGAGTTGCTTACGTAAATTGTCTTCTAATTTCATTGTGTTTTGAATTAATGGAAGTTCATAATCTTGATCGCCATCGTAAAGTTTTACCATGGCATTGTTATTACCACCACGGTCTACGATAGATATTTCGGAAAGAATACTTTTAGTAACAGTTGGTCTAGTTTGACCGGGTAACAAGAGTTTGACGTCCTCGCTGGTTTCAATAGGATCTACACCAATAGATGCCATACGAATAAAATTCCCTTGAATTTTCTTAGCAATTTTCATTGCCTTTTCATCATTTTCATCAAATACAGCATCTGCCATAAGTACACCGCCAACACGTTGTAAATTTTCCCAACGGCAAATAACTTCATCACCTTTTGCGGTATAGTCTTCACCTGTTCTACGTTGGTGCATGTAATATCCTACAGGATTTTTCTCAAACTGAGTTGTATCAATACCATCACTAAGTATTCTAAACCCATAATTATTTACGCTTTCATCGCTAACTACAAAAGTGAATTTCATTTGCTCGTTTTCATCTTGTTATGAGGCAAAATTGTAGCGAAATGAAAGGCTTAACAAATTGCTAATCAAGGTTTGAATATTTATTCTCAATTATTGAAAATCTACTCGCAACCCTTGATAGCCATTTTTTATGGATGCAGCTTTTAAAGGACTTTTGTTATAAATAAAGGATATGGCTAGGGATATTTTAATAGATGATACTGGTGATCTAAAAATTGAAAACGGCGATTTTGGCACGGGCAATCCTACTATACAAAATCAAAGACTCATTTTAATATCACACAAAGGAGAGTTTAAAGAGGCACCAGAACTAGGTGTTGGCATAAGCAATGAGCTTCTTAATGAAAATCCTAAAAAGCTTTTAAGAGAGATTAAGCGAAACTTTGAATACGATGGTATGAAGGTTAAAACGCTTCAAATTGGCACAAATGATAATTTAATTATAGACGCTACTTACATCAATTAATATGGCAGGAGGACGACTTACCAAAAAAGAATCTGATCAAAAGAAAAGACAAGGTAAAAAGATGTTTATCAATGGTTTTTCTCAAAATGAGATTGCTGATGTTCTGGAAGTACACTTAGAAACCATAAAAAGGTGGTACAAAAAGTATGATTGGCAAGATGCAAAAGACATTCACAGTCTAAGTATCTCAGAACTCAAACAGGAAACATTAAGAAGCTTTCAATCATTAAAAGCTGGTGAAACGCCAAAGGTATCACCCGATCAATTAAGTAAACTGTCTTCCACTTTCGAGAAGCTTAGCGATAAAAAAAAGAACCTCGCTTATATGTACGACAATTTTGAGGAGTTAAGTGATGCTATATTAAAAGACGCCCTTAGCGAACGGCTTAAAAAGAACCGTGAAGCAAAGCTAGAAATGGCAAAGTACATTAGAGGTATGATGGATGAAGTCGTGAGCAAAACTTATAAAGAAGCTTTGAATGACTAAAACAGAACTAAAAAAGGCACGTGAGGCATTTGCAGAACGTAGTAAGTATATTCAAACTTCGACTTTAGAAAGTTTGGTAAAGGAAACTTCTGCTGAGCAAGAAGCAAGAATTAAACGACTTTTAAAACCTCAAAATTATAACGAGTTTTTTGACTACTATTTTGGGGTTAACACGCCTGTACCTTTAGCCGATGCTCCTTGTGCAGACTTTCACCAAGAAAGCTATATTAAAGTTTTTGAGAATCCTAGAATCGTTCAATTTAGACGGTGGTTTAGAGGCGCAGCAAAATCTATTCACACCAACGTAGGAAACTTACTACACTTAAAAGAAAATGACTTAGTTTTTTTCGCTCTACTTATTGGTAGAAATAGCGATGCTGCAAATTTATTGCTTGGCGATTTACAAATGCACCTCGAGAGTAACGAACGTATAATTAAAGATTTTGGTAAGCAAGTAAGCTATGGGAACTGGGCAGATGGTGAGTTTGAAACTTTAGACGGCAGATATTTTAAAGCACTCGGTTTAAACCAACCTTTTAGGGGTTTAAGACGTGGTGAATATCGCCCGGACTTTGCAAGTGTAGACGATTGTGAAGACCGTAAAGAAGCCAAAAATAAAATCTTAGTGAAAGAAAAAGGCGAAAAAATTACCGGTGATTTAAAAAAAGCTTTTCACTTGCACCGTGGTCGCTTGGTAATACCTAACAACTACATTGTAAAAGACGGTCTAAACGATTTCATTTTAGAAAAATATAAAGATTCTAAATCGTTAGATGTAAGTACCATCAACTTAAGGGATGCAAGTGGTAAACCTTCGTGGTATCAGCGTTATTCTAACGAAATGGTAGATACCATTGATGAAGAAACCGACTATTACACGAGCCAACGGGAAGACTATAACAACCCAATTGAAGAGGGAAAGCTTTTTAAAAAGGAATGGATTAGGTATGAAGAAATACCGCACAACGTTCAATGGAATGCTTTAATAGGCTATTGGGATTTATCGTACAAAGCAAATGGTGATTATAAAGCTTTTTGGCTTTTAGGAGTTACCGGTCATCGTATTTATGCTTTAGATGTGTTTTGTCGCCGTTGTGATATTAGCGAAGCTATAAGCTGGCATTATGATAAAGCACAAGAGCGAGGTATGCGAGGTTTAAGCTCTTTAGATTATTTTGATGCCACCGCAGCACAAGAAGCGGTTTTTGCTCCCATTTTTAGGCAAGAAGCTCAACGTCGTGGATTTTTCCAAATACCAATGGCCGATCGTGACCAACGTGTAGATAAACACTTAAGAATTGAAGCTACTTTAACGAGCGTATTATTTAACGGGACGTTGGTTTTTGGTTCTCACTTAGAAGGCACACCAGATATGAAAGCCGCCGAAACGCAATTGCTTTCATTTGAAAAAGGCACAAAGTCGCCAGACGATTCACCCGATGCACTAGAAAACGGTGTGCGTAAAGCACAATTTTACTACACCGCAGATTTAAAAAGCTGGGGTAAACCAACTATTCACCAACATAAAAGAGGAGGTTTTTAATGAGTGTACGTAAGAAAATACATGACCCGATTGCGGCACAACTTACCAGTATGGAAACATTCACCATGGTAGATATGTGGAAGGCGCAACTCACACCAAGTAAAAACAGTTTTAAAGCAGGGTTTCCCGCTGCTTTTATTTCGATTGGTAACATTGCTTGGGAAGATGGTATTAACAATGCCAAAGAAGGAAGCGTTACGGTAAACGTCTATTTATTCTTCGACAAGTACGGCGATACGTTTGAAACTGCCGTAGATAAAGAAGAAAGCTTTAGTATCATGGAAACAATGGAAGCTGCAAGTGAAAAAATACACTGGTTAGAAGATGAAGTGTTTTCAGAAATTACCCAAACTGCTGAAGTTGATCTTACCGAACGTTATGGCCGTCCGGCTTATATGCTAAGTTTTTCAACCCTAGTTTACAAACAAATAAAACCTACCGTACATGTTTATTGAAGTCACAGACCTTAACACCGTATCAGTTCCGCAAGTGGTATCTAAAGTTTTAAATAATGACGATACCATTGGTGAAGAAATAATTAGTGAAACAGTAGCCTTAATGCGCAGCTATTTGTCTGGACGTTTTGATGTAGATGCCATTTTTAACGCCACCGAAAACAAAGACAAAGTAGTTGTAAAATATTGCAAAGACATTGTTATACACGAAATATACACTCGTAAAACCGAAGACTACAACCAAGTAACTAAAGGGCGTTATGATGAGGCTATGCTTTGGCTGGAAAAAGTTGCCGCAGGTAAAATACCCGCTAACGATTTACCACCTAAACCAGTTCCGGAGGGTGAAGAAACCACTGGTGATGGCTTTATAAAATTTGGCGGTAACAGAAAATACATAAGCAATTTTTAACATGAATTTTAAAGACTTCACTCACCATATAAAACGTCAAGCTTTAGAACTAGAGCAATTCATTAAAGATGATCTTTTAGATATTATCGAGGTTGAAGGTTTAGAACACTTTGAAGAAAGCTTCGACAACGAAGGTTTTACAGACGAACATTTAGAGAAATGGAAAGCTCGTAAAGTTGAAGATAAGCGAGGCAGAGATATTACAAGATACAGAACTAATCGAGTAGGACGGGCGGGTGAGCTTAACCAGTACGGACGTCAAAATGAAGGGCGAGCAATACTTACCGGTCACGATAGCGGCGATAAATTAAGACATAGTTTAAAAAGCCGTAAGATTTCTAAAGGAGTTGAATTTAGTAGTGATAAAGAATATGCCGAAGTACATAATGAAGGTGATGATAATCATGAACAACGGCAATTTATAGGGCATTCTAAAGTATTAGATGCTAAAATATTTAGACAAGTAGATAAACGCTTAGATAACATTTTTAAAAAATGAGCATAGAATTAGTAAACCACCGAGGCGAAAAGCTTATAAATACTAAAAACGATGTAGAATTAGCCGCAAAAAGCCAAAAAGTAATGCTTGATTTGGTTAGGCAGCAACACAGCGTATTTCGCCAAGAAATAGACCAGTTTCAAGTGGCAAGACAAGAACGTTCTAACACGGATCAACCTTTTACTTATTTATTACAAGATTTGTATAAAGACACGGTTTTAGATACTCATCTTACCGCAGTAATGGAAAATCGTATTTTAAGAATCGTAAATAAAAAGTTCGTTCTAAAAGATGATAAAGGCATTGCAGATCATGAACGCTCAAGCTTTTTAGATAGCCGTTGGTTTACCGACACTATACGCTATGTAATGGAATCTGTTTTTTACGAATATTCACTAATTCAGTACAAAAAAACGCCAGACGGTAAAATACACAAAGCTAAAAAAGTACCGCGTGAACACGTTAACCCTGATTTAGGTTTAGTTGTAAAAAGCGTTTACGATACTAAAGGTTTGCCATACGAGGATTTTCCTTACGATTTACTATTTGCCAAAATGTATGACGGTTACGGCTTGTTAGAAAAAGCGGCCGCATTAACCATTTTAAAACGTCATTCGTGGGCTTCTTGGGATGAGTTCGAGCAAATATTTGGGATGCCTATTCGTATAGCTAAACTTGGTACCATAAGTGACGATGTTAAGCAAGAAGTAGGGCAATGGCTAAAAACAATGGGGACGGCTTCTTATGGAGTATTCCCACAATTCGCAGATATTGAAATTAAAGAAGCTAACAATCGTGATGCTTTTAACGTCTTTATGAAAAAAATTGAAACGGTAGATAGTCAATTATCAGTTTTAGTGAATGGCCAGACAATGACCACGCAAGACGGTTCTAGCAGATCTCAAGCAGAAGTACATCAAGATACTGAGGACGAAATTACTCAAGCTGACTTGCGAAATGTAGTACATTGGCTAAACGAATCCTTATTGCCATTACTTAGAAATTGCGGTTATGATGTAAGAGATAATGAACGTATAGGCGTTGAAATGATTGCCGACCCTATTGAGAAAATGAAAATTGATGAAAAGATTATGACATCAAGCGGTTATAAATTAACGCAGAAATACCTTGAAAGTACTTACGGTGTAGAACTAGAGCCTATTCCTGAACCGAATAAACCTCCAGAAAAAAAAAAGGAATAAAACTTCTTGAGTTATATTACCGCTCACAATGTTGCGGTCACTTAGAACTTAGCGATGAAAGCAAAAAGATAAGTGCCGCAACTATTGAGCAACTACTTACCGAAATTTACCAAGGTAAAACTCCCGATAAAAGACAACTTTTTAAAGAAACCGCAAACGAACTTATTACAGCGGTTTACAGTGGTTATGGCAAAAATTTACATAGTGTAAGATACAACAGCACAGACTTTGTAAAACTCAATGAACTTACTTACAATGTAGGTGTATTTTCAGCCTTTAAAAACCACTCACAAATAAGAGAAACAGTAAAGCTTTTAAAAGACGAAAACGGCAATACTAGAAGTAAAAAAGACTTCATTACTGAAGCTACAAAGTTAGATAACACTTATAACAAACGTTATTTATCTGCGGAATATATTCACGCCACCAATTCTGCACAAATGGCAAGCCGTTGGCAAGAAGCGGAACGCACCAAAGAACTTTATCCTAACTTAATGTACGTTTCTGTAAACGATGATCGTACACGACCACTGCATAAAAAATGGCACGGAATTGTTTTACCCATAGATCATCCGTTTTGGGATAAACGTTACCCGCCAAATGATTGGGGTTGCAGGTGCAGTGCAAGAAGAACCAGCAAGCCTGTTAACGATAATGGTATCGATGTAGACGATATGGTAGATTTACCAAAACAGTTTAATATAAATGTAGGAAAGACTGGAAAGGTGTTTAATGATGATCATCCTTATTTTAAAGTTCCGGGATTCGATAAAGTTGCTCAAGAAGCTTTACGAAGTTTATTACATTATCAAAGAAAGAAATTATGGCCAGAAATAAAAGATACATTAAGAGGTAAAGTAAATACTGTTTTAGGTGAAGTAACTATTAACAATAAAGCTTTAAAAGAAGCTTTAAACCAACCACACAAAAACGCTTATTTAAAGAATAATTTGATTGTAGATATTCACAATTTATTAAAAGATTCTGTATTTATTACATCTATAGATAACTTTAAACCTTCACCGCATTGGGTGAAATACCACTATTTACAAGTTAAAGAATTTGAAGATATGTTTTTAATCGTTAGAGAAGACCGTAAGGGTAATTTTTTCTTCTATTCAATTATTGATAACATGAAGGTATAAAAAAAACCTTAAGTCATCGCCTTGAAGGATACAGTCCAACAGGAACTACACTTAAGGTTTTCAAGTTATTGACTACAAAGATAATGAAAATATTTAATTCCCGTAAACACCTTCGCCGTTAAAGATAGCGGAGGCTGTTCTTGGCGAGATAAAAAGCTCTTCGGCAATAGCCGCCAAAATTGCACCGTGACGCCATTGGGGTTTATGTTCACTATACCACTCGTAACGTTCTCGCAAACGCTGATCTCTTTTTAATCTAAGTGTTGGGTCTTTTGGCATAATGGTGCAAAGATAGTTGAGGCTACTAAAATATACAAAACCCCTATAAAAAACAAAACCCGCACAATGGCGGGTTTTTGATAGTATATAAATATTATTGACTTACGTTTATATTTATTATTTTCTTTTCGTCTGGGTATATTTGTAGTTGTACGTTATAAGTAAAAGGTATATCTACTCCTAAACTATTATTAGCTTTCCCTTTTCCGTTAATTACTACTAATCCATTATCAGCATCAGTAACAACTGCTTTTATAAATGTTGGGCTTTCGTTAAAATTATACTCTACCGAATTAGGTAGAGTAAATTTACTCTTTAATTGAGTGTCTATTTTATCTATTAACTCATAACCTTCATCATCTGGGCTGTTCAAGTAAGCCTTAAGCCATTGTTCTTTTTGCTCAAAAGTAGCGTCTTGCCAACTTGTTTTAACGACACCCGTATTCTTAGAACTCTCAGCACAACTGGAAATAAGTATAGTTGTAGTAACTGCAAGTATAAATAGTATTTTTTTCATTAATATGAGAAGTTTTTAAATATTATATCTCAAATATAATCAAATTTTAATAACATCTGCTGGCACCATTATTACACCACCAGCATTAATATGGTTTTTAGTAGCGGCTAGAGCATCTTGTAACAACTTCTTATTATATACTTTTCTCTTTTTATAGTAGCTTTTTAAGTATTGACGGTACATTTCCCACTCTTTATCATTTGCAGGGCTAAAAACGGTTAAATCGTGCTTCAAACCTTGTGGTACTTTATACATGTGACTAATAGCTTTGCCTTCACAATGCACGCAACGCATAAAAAATGGCGTTACTCCTTGGTCACGATGTTTTACTACGGTGTTTTTACCACAATCACCGCAGGTATAGGCGTTTACTTTTTTATTGGTTTTGTCTTGTATAATTTCCATTTAATCTTGTTTTAAAAGTCGTTTAATTACATTTTAACCATGCTACAATAGCAAATAATATCAACATAACAACGCAAATAAATGCGCCACTTGGGTTTGGGTCGGGACTGCCTTTTATGTAGGGATCGTCATCCCATTCGGGGTCATGTTTCATAATTTCTTATTGTTTTTAATTTCTTCAATTAATAAACCGTCTTTTCTTTTCCAGCTTCCATTTTCTAAAATTTCAAGCGGTACAAACTCGGTTAAACTTTCTGTATTGACAAAACGACCGTTGTATATGTGAGCGTGAAAATTGCAATGCAATATTTCGCCATGTTCATCTATGTAAAGTTTTGTCATATCTTGACCGAAGTCGGAAAGGATAATTTTTTTATCGTAGGTTTTGTCTAACCAAGCGTTGAAACTCGCTTGGTTAGCAAATCTTTTGTTTACGTGTTGTGGTGTTAATTTTGATAAGTCCATTTTCTAAATTTTAGGTTCTTTTAAATCAATTATTTTTACTTCTGTTTCTATTTTTTGCACCCCAACCAACTCTCTTGGCGACTCACCAAATCTAAGCGTGGAGTTAAAATAACTAATAACTTCCTTAGCTAGTGTAAAAGCTTCTTTGTCTGTTTTTGGAGCTGAAAATGTTTCGTAACGAGTTTTTAAACCTGTTAACTTTTCTTTCCAAGAAAGCTCTGAACCTTGATTACGTACTTTTATTTCGTAGTGTGTGGAATGGATAGTTTTCTCTGACATACTTATTATTTTTTAGCGTTATTAATTCTTTGTTGAGCTTGATGCTGTCCATATACTTTCATGGCTTTGCGTTGTTTCTCTATATGCGTGGAGGCAAGCGAATCGCCCATCGTACGCATTTGTACTTTTGCTTGAGCGTGGTTCTGGTAGCTTTGCTCGGCTGCCGCCGAACATCGCTTATCAAAATAATCTTTAAACCATTTCATTACGGTAGGAATACTTAACCTATCGTACACTTTTCCTAACTCACCATTTTTTACCTGGGCAAAAATCAAATTGACATCGGCAATATTTAGGCTGCGGTAATTTTCTACAATCCGAAAGGCTAAATCGTCTATTTGAGTTTCGGTAAGTGGCTTACGTAAATCTAATACTGCATTGAGGTCGATAAGCCATAGTTTTAGATAGGCTTCTACAGATTTTACACCTAGTTGACGTTTTAAAACGCTTAGTCTTGGTGCGTCTGAATTGATTGCCAAAGCTATACTTTTACAATGGCTATATTGCCTCATGGCATTACGCGGTGCGTAAGTCGTTAATAACGCTTTGGAGGTAATCGTCGCTAATGCCTTTGTTTCCTGTTTTTGCAACTTGTTGGACATTTTGTATAATTTTATTGAGTTGGGAATTGATGTACTTTAGATCGCAATTTTTACGGTGGAATTCATCCAGTCGTTTCCAATTATCTAGCAAAGCTCGCCACGTGGCAAGAGCTTCGGGTTCTGTTCCTGCAACTTTTTTTAAATAGACTATTATCTGTTTTAAGTGCTTAGCATCGGTACCTGTATATTTTGGAGGTACAGAGTTTTCATTCTCGTAAAAAGCAAACCACGCATCCGTGAAGTGGGTATAAAGGCTTTTTTGTTTCTCTATTTTGATGTAGTTTATTTTTCCTTTATAGAGGTTTTGATAAGCGCTTAAATTACTTTCGGTGTGCGGTATTATACGTCCGATTTCTTTTAGCATTATACTATCAAGTTTCCCTTTAAGATGCTCTACACGTTTAAATTTGTTGTTTACGTAGGTAACTTTTAGGTTGAGCCCTGTGCTAATACTTTCTATTTTATAATGGGTGGTCATTTTTTTTTAATATTTTGAGAGCCTCTTTATGTTCTTTGAGCTCTTGTTTACACTCATTTATAATTCGTTGGCTAAAATTTCTAGGGTCAGACCAAGTTCTAAGTTCTAAGTTTAAACCATGTATGGCGTGTTCTAGTGTTTCTATAGCACTTTTCATTTAAACTCTGTTTTCAGTTTTATTTTCTTGCTCTTTTAAAATGAGTTCTAGGCATTCTACGGTGTTGGCTAAAGCTTCTTTTTTGCCGTGCAGATAGTTTATTTTTGCTTCAATACTGTCTAATTCAATTTTCCAGCATTCTATGTTGTGTTTTAAGCTTTCTGTTAAGTTCATACTAACACTCTGTTTTTGGCTCTGTTAACTGCTTGCCGCAAAAACGACAAGCAATTACAGTGGTTTCACAATTTGCGGTGGCTTTTAGCACTTTCAAATACTTCGCTTCTTCTGGATGCTTGCAAACGTCTTGATAGCTTAGGTATCTCTTTTTCATTTTGCTCCATATTTTTTGCCCAATATGGACTCAAGGCAATTTATAAGCGTGCTTAGTTCTGTTGAGTCCATATTTTGTAATGGTTTGGGTACGGGGCTTTTTTTGCTCTTAAGAAAATCGCTTAACCTATCCATATCGGCAATAATACCGTAACGCTCGCTTGATTTTGTCCAGCCTATTTGACGCAATAAGCTAAGTATATAACTATGCTGTTGGTTATTCTTATCAAAATAAGCCCAGTGCGTAGTTAACGATGCTATTAATTGCTTGGCTTGTGATGCGGTAAGCTCTTTGGCTTCGGTTTTATCATCACAGCCTGTTATGTGACGTACATGGAGAGCTTCGGTTTCTTTTGAATACCTGAAAAGCTTGTATAATTGCTTGCGTTGTGATGATACTGCTTTCATAGTTTATATTCTGCTTTACCTGTTACACCAAAGTTCTCTACGGCTTGCAAATGCCTTTGAAAAGTGGCTATTTGTGCAGGATTCATTTTAGGGTTGCCAATCCAGTTTCCCGATTGATCTCTATGTACTTGCATGCCATCTACTAAGTATAAATCGTCGTTCAATTGTTCTATTACAATGGCTTTTGCATTTTCCAATTGTTTTGCTTTTTCTAAAGCAGCTAACGCCTCTTGACGTTGCTGCTGTTGTAATTCGTATAGGCTCATTCTTCCAAAAGATTAAAAGAAACACGCTCTTGTATTTTAGTATCTTTATAGTCTTCGTAAAATTTAAAAAGTTCATGTTCTTCACTTATTGTTTCTGGGTGAATCTCTAAAGTATTATTAACTATTTTTGCTTTCATTTTTTATTGAATTTCTGTTTGTAAACTATAATTAAACTGGTCTCGTAATTCCGCTAATGGGGGGGTATTTCTGCTATATTCCAAGGTACGTAAACTGTCTTCTTTCGAGAACTATACCGAAACATCTTTTTTATTTTCTGATGCAGATAATAGCGCCTATTGGTTTTTGATGTCTGTTTCATGTTGTTTTAATTTTTTAAGCTCTTCCATATAGTAGAGGCAATTGCCAAAAAACTCTATTGTTTTTTTATTTTGACGTTTAGTTTTTGGCGTTCTCTTGTACTTTTGCTCTTCTTGTGCATCTGCAACGGCTCTTTTAAGAGCATAAATCATCTCGTCTAACGGAATGCAATCAAGCTTTAATTTTACTTTTGTTGGCATAACTATAAGCTTGAGAATTGAAGTGAAACATCTTGCCATTTTTTGTTTTTATCGCGGATATAGCATCGGCAGTATAATGCGGTTCCAGATACACGACGACATTGCTCGAGCTTTTCTACCTCTTTAAGAATTTCTGTATGGCCTAGCTTTACGGCTCTAGTCTTAACCTTTGTTATCAATCTCGGATCGTAATCTCCCTTTGAATTCTTAATAAGTATATCATTAATGTAGCCGTACATACCTTTGTTACGCCCCTCAAACTTCGCCTTAAACATATCTTTTATGGTATTGATATGTACTACAGCGTTTTCATCAAACTCTAGTATAGATTGACGATCTACCGTTACCTTCATGGTGTCATTTTCGTCTTTCATAGTAAAAGACTGCACCTCACGGGCTTCTTTGCCTTCCATCTTATACATACGCTCGTAAAGCTCGTTAGCTTTGCTGATTGTATAATCTTTAAGCTGACGCATTTCCGCTTGTATTTGCTGAAACTTAGATGCTGTATGCTGTAGAAAATTGTCTTTATCTTCTATGAATTGCTTTTTAGCTTTTTGTTTTTCTGCCTTTTCTGCTTTTTCTTGGTTCTCGAGATACGCCTTAATTTCGGCTTTACTCATTTCTGAAATTGGTTTATTTTGTTTTTCCATTTTACTCGTTTAAGGTGTTAATTATTATGTTTTTTACCGTAATCGATTCTGCTACTCCTGATAGTATCATATTTCTAAGTCGTGGTTCGTTTAAAAAGCAGATGGCGAAGCCAGAAGATAAATCATCAAATTTGCCATCAACATGTAGTGAAATTTTATTTTTTGTTTTTGCCGATTCCATAGAAAAATTAAAATTGCCTGTTTTCATTTGCTCAGCTATTGCTATACATCCTCCTTCGATAGACTCCTTTGGATATTTTGCATCTACTATAAATTCATAACAAATACTATCTCCTGATTGCTTTTGATTAACTAAGCCAGACCCTATAAACATAATTAGCACATGAACAGGTACAGTTTCAGAAACATTGAGTTTTACCTCTGTTGCAACTTCTGTTTTTTTACTTTTTAATTTTGCATTTGGAAACTTGTCTTTTACCATTCTTGTTAATATTTCAAGCTCTGTTACTGTTCTTTTTTCTGTAGTTTTCATGTTGTTGTTTTATTTTGTTAATAATATTCTTAATGCTCCGCCGCTTCGTTTAATGCGGTAATCATTGAAGTTGTGAAGTGTTATCAATGCTTGTATTTTTTGAATATGCAAGCTTGTAAGTTCTATATTGGTGATTATTTTAGCTTCTTTGATGCCTTTGTTTCCAAAACTTACTGAGCTTTTAATGCAGAGCTCTGGATCTTGTTTATCATCTTTAAAAACATAGGCTATATCCTCTTTTAAGCGATTGGTTTTTCTTTGCAGCTCTGTTTCCATAATTTAAAAAGGGTTTAAAGGGTCTTTAATGTTGTTTAAAATCTAGAATCACTTTATTGGCGATCGCCTCTAAATGTGGAGGTAGTGTATATTTAGGGGTGCAATTTTTTAAGCCTTTAAAGGCTATAGCATCCAAAGCTTTAAAAATTGCAGCTCTCTCTTGATGTATGCAGGTTCTTTGTAATGGCGAGAAATACCCCCAACCACTAGATAACTCTAATACGGTGGTAAGCTTTTCAAATCTGTTTAATAATTCGTCTTTTTTCATGATTTAATTAAGTTGAGGGTTATGATTGATTATTTGTAGACTTCTAGCTTTTTGCAGTAGAGTTTTTGAGAAAAACTCTGCTATTTGACAAGTTTTTTCGTCGTAAAAGTTTCGTACAGCTTCTATATCTGAAAGTCTTAAATAAGGCTCTACTTCTTCTAAAAATTCAGCTTCTAGTATTCTGTATTCTTGTAAGAACCAATTGAAATAAGCAGTGTTCGCTAATATTTTTTGCACGTCTTTATCATCAACACCTTGTATAGAACAATAAGCGATATAAGTCTCTATTATAAGTCTGTTGTATTTTGCTGTGCTGTACCTTAAAGTTTGTTGTATATTCATAGCGCTAGCCTTTTTTTAGTAGTTTTAATTCTCTTTCATTTGCCTTTTCTTGGCTTATTACATACGGCATGGTTTCGTTGCCTCCACATCTAGTTTTTTCGATATAAGCTTTAAAGTCCTGCACGCGTATTACGTTTTGTGCATCCCACATAATTGCATCTGCAACTGAGCCTTTTGGAGCGTTTTTCTGCATTTGAGAAATCCAAACAAATAAGGTATTCGGAAACTTCTCTATAAGGTCAAAATAATGCGTGTCTCGCTTTCCGCGGAAGCAGTATTGCACACTATCTACAAATACTATTTTTGGCTGCCTTTTTTGAGATAAACGTTTAACCATATCGTCGTAAAACTCGCTTTGAAAATTGTATTTATCACTTATATACTGCAAGCCGTTTAACTTAAGATTACGTCTAAAACTAGCTTTCATTCCCTCTTCTGGCGTGTTATAAAAAACTTTTTCAAAGCCGCATAAATACTTCATAAACTGCAAGCCGTAAGTGGTTTTTCCGTGACCAGAACCACCATATATTATAATACTGCCTGCACGCTCTGGTTCTCCTTGATGATCTTTCCATATTCCTGTAAATGGAAGTACATCAAATTCTTTTCGTTCAATATCTGTATAGCTGTATGCTCTAGGTATATTACTCATTACTCAAATACTGCTTTTCTATTTCTGTTCTAACTTTTCTTAATGATCCTTTGGTTTTTCCAAACATCTGAATAGGGGTAATCTTAGAATTATTAGCCTTGCTTACTTGAGCGATTTGCCCCATAAGAAACTCTTGCAAACTTTCTTTTCCCTCTGGGCTTACCTTTTTATAATCATTGCCGTAACGGTCAAATATTTCGGTATAGCCTACTTTTTTAAGGTCTTTTTGGCGTGTTATTTTTTGCTTTAGTCCGTCTGCACCCATCATATACCAGCCGCAATCGTACTCGGTAGCATTCCATAAGGCTTTAAGCTCTAAGAATGCAGCATAGTCTAAATCTCCAGCTTCATCTAAAATTATAAGTGGATTAGGGAGTTGCTTTAAGTAAAAAATCAAGTCTTCATACACATCTGCATAACGCCCAGTGTGGTCTAAGCCAAACTCACGAGCCATTTTACGTATAAGCTTTTGTTTGCTTTTTACTTGACTACAGTCTATATAAATCGCATTTTTATTTTCATGGCAGTAGTATTTTGCCGTATGTGTTTTACCTATACCAGCAATATCACACAATATGGCAGATATAGAACGGTTTTGACAAGCCTCTAATTGATTATAGATGTAGTTAAATGTCTCGGTTTTCACAGTTACCCATTTACGCTTATTGCTTAATTGCACGTTTAATCTTCGTGCTAGGGTAATCCATTTTGCTTCGCTTAAAACACCTTCAAAATCACCTTTATTGATACGTGAATACTGAGCAGAATTTATACCTAAAACGCGGGCGTGCTTTGCATTGCTTGTATAATTGGCACGTGCTTGCGCCATTTTTTCTATAATCTTTGATTTAAAATTGGAATCGATCATTGTTCTAAGTTTTTATAAATCGTTAATTGCGCGATTTCTTTGTGTTTGATAATCTGTTTGCTCAAAGCTGTATTCTTGTGGTTCTGGAAGTTCTAGCGTTTCAACAGGTACATCTATGGTCTGAGGTTTGTTTTTAATAATACCTACTTTAGTAAGAGTCTTTTTAGTGTTTTCTTTTACCATACTGTCAAAGCGATTGATGTACTGCATCGCTTCATTGTATTTCTGTACGTCTTTATCTGTCCATTCGGCGTTAGCACGGTTAAATTTTGGTACTGGTGTGCACTTACATATAAACTCTTTATTTTGGTAGAGGTAAACTTCTTTAACTTCGTTGTTTTCTGGAATGTAATAAGCATCTACCTTGTAGTTATTTGGAGCTAGCATTTGCAAGGTTTGAGGGCTTGGCAATTGATATTTACCATATTTAACAGTTACATATTGGCTACGTCTTATAGTTGTTTGCACATGTACGCCTACGTATAAAGCAAGCATAGCTTTGTTTAATTTTGGAAGCTCTGGATTAACGTTCTCGATGAACACTTGCAGCCTTGACTTGCCCTTAAATCTTACTTTGTCTGGATGTGGTTCGTTGTTATATTCTATTTGCTCTGCCAGTTCTTGCGCAACAATTTCTTCATAGCTTGCTTTTGCTTCTTTGTAATTATCGTTATATTCATCAAATATTTTTTGACGGGTTACACGATCACTTTCACCTCGAGCATAAAATCTACCTACGTTTTGATTGTTGTCTTTTTCTACACCGTATTTTTTAATACCAATAAGACGCTCTGCATACTTTTCTTGTGAATTGGTAGGGTTACACCAGCGAACAAACGGGAATAGATTATTTGCTTTCATAAGACCTTCTGAAAAGTCGCTAACCAAGTGTTTTTCTACTTCCATTTGCATTGGTACCCCAAGATTGTATGAAGTAGTGAAACGGAACATATTACGGATGCAATCGAGAAATAGCTCGTGGTTTTTGCTTTTTGAGTGTGAAATACCAATCATCGCCCCGCTTAAATCGTCATAGGCATAATAGGCCATAACTTTATTACCGTCGTGCATTTTTGTGTGCATTATATCGCGGTCATCAAGTGTTATTTTACTCATAGAATAGTTAGGAGCATGACGGTTTACGTGTGGTCTTACTTTGTGGCTAAAGTCATAATCACCATTACGAAATTTGGCTATAATAATTTGATTTTCTGGTTTGTTTAAATAGTTGCGTATTGTACTTTCAGACAGCTCAATAGGTGCATCGTCTTTATAGAATTTTTGACGGTCAAATATTTCACCTGTTTGCAAATCAAACACTTCAATTGCACCGCCAAGAAACTGTAAATACATATCGTGTGTGCTACTCATATAAGGTTTATTGGGTAAGCAATACAGAGCGATAATTAAACGCTCCATATCTTCTGTAACCAATCGAGCATTGTCTGATCCTTCTCCCTTATGTATAAAAGTTTGGTAGCGATGATTTATGTATTGGTTGTATCTTCTTTTTAAACCTCTCCAACTACCGGGCAGATCATAAGACCATTTATCGGTATCTAAAGCATTAACAGCTTCGCTTATATTTTGCCATATTCTTACCTTTTTCTTACCGAAAATTTTATTGCACTTTACGCGGTCATTAATTATGGTTTCAATACCATTTAAAATCATTGCGCTAGTTGCTTTTTCACGCTGCTTTTCAAAAGTCAATGGTTTACCATTTGGTTTGCGGTGCTGGGCAAAAAAATCTATTGCCTTTGGATCTGGTATTATATATTTCTCCAGCTCATTACGTACAATTACATCTTCTGGTTTACCCAGAGCACGCACACAAAACTCTTTAATATTTACACCCTTAACCACTGGTAAATCGTGAAACGATACCCAAGCTTGGTTATCTTGACCGCGGCCTTCTTTGGTACGGATGAGTTTACCTCGTCTGCAATAACTTAAATAAGTATTGTAACTAACTAACTTCCACTCTTTATACAAAAGCTTGGCAGGTATTGAGAGTATATTGTTTTGATATGCGTACATAATATTCTATTTGTTTCCTGGGGAGGAGTCGAACCGCCCTAAAGACCGTCCAGGAGAAAATCACTACATTTACAGGTGTCTAATCTTAAATTTTAGTGATATGAAATACACTATTGATATTTTCATAGCTCACTTATTTTTTGATTAATAGCTTTTTTAGAAGCCGCATTAAGCTTACGGTAATCTTCTTGTATTTGAATAGATAAAGTTCCGTTGCGTTCTCCACGAATACTCAAAATGATATAGTTACGGGTAACGTCGTATTTTTTTTTCAACTCTTGGAGAACATCATCGTTATACTTTTGTCTTTTTTGCTTAGTTTTACTCATTGTATCAAATTGTTATTTAATAATGACAAATATATGTTGAAATTTCAACATATAAAAAGTAAAATGATGAAATAATGACATACATTAAAGATAGAATACTACAAATAGCTGATATTAAAGAAACTAATAGAGATGTTTTTTTTGATAAATTTAGTTTTTCTTACTCTAACTTTAGAGGTAAATCAAAAATTTCATCACCTAATGCTGATATTTTAGTTGAAATTTCGTCAGTTTATCCAGATGTAAATATTAATTGGCTATTGACAGGTGAAGGAGAAATGTTTAAAAAAGAGCAATTCGATACGAATCCTGTTAAGACTATTCCTTTAATACCTATAGAAGCTATGGCAGGATTTGGTACTGGAGATGTACAAGTAATGGATTACCAAACCAGCGGCTATAAAATACCCGAGTTTGAAGACATAAGAGCTGATTTTATGATTAGAATTAAAGGATCTTCTATGTACCCTAAATATAATAGCGGTGATTTGGTAGCATGTAGGAAAGTTGCTTTAGGTTCTTTTTTTCAATGGAATAAAGTGTATGTTTTAGATACGTCTCAAGGTGCTTTAGTAAAAAGGATTCGTAAATCTGAAAATGAAGAAAGCCTATTAATGGTCTCAGATAACGAGAAGTATAGCCCTTTCGAGGTGCCGTTATCTGAAATATACGCCATAGCATTAGTGGTAGGGGTAATACGCTTAGAATAG